TCTGTTTGTCCCGGTCAAAGCTGCCAAAGATCTTCGTCAGCGGGATGCTGGGTGTTTCGATGGTCTTGAGTTCAAAATAGTGGTGCATGGGGTAACGGTAGACATCGAAGTCACAGATGTTGTCCACAGAGAAGCTCAAGTTTTCGTTGCCGCCGTAGTAGGTAGCGGCGCTGTCCTTCAGCCGATAGCACCAGGCATCCGGCGGCATGGACTTCTTCCAGTCCGCTTCAAACTGTTTTCCGGTATTCAAACGGTTCTCCTTTCTGCGCAGCTGACAGAGGGCGGCACCCGCCGTCGGATCCGGGTAGTGTTCAGGGTTCCGATACATCGGATGCGTCCTCCTTTGCTGCTTCTTTTTTTATCAGCGGCCTGCGCCGCGTGGCATTCTTCAGCCAGTCGTTCCCGCTGGGCTCGGTTCGGTCTACACGTTTATTCCGTCCGGCTCCGATCGGATTCGTCAGGCGGTACTCCTCGGCAGACCTGCACCCTTGCGATTCAGCTTCTGCCAGCGCCTTGCGGACATAGGCCCAGCTGTGCCCGCCCAGATCAGAACACTTCAGGATCACGGCAGAGACCAGTTCTGAACCCAGCCGATCCGCGTAGGCCATCAGCTCAGCTTTACTGGTGGCACTCAGCTTGCAGATACAGGATTCAAATTCATCCACTGCAGGATGGGTCGTCGTCCTCGTCCCGGCAGTCTCGCGCGCACGCGCAGACGACGATTGTTTTAATGGTTTCTTTGTTATATTTGTTAAGTTGTTGTCGGCAGCCTGTCGGTTGCCTGTCGCCTGACTGTCACTTTGCCTGTCAGCACCAACGAGCAAATTATAATTATTGATTGAAACAACGCTGTATTTTGGCCCGGTTCTGACTGTCACATAGCCTGTCGCCTGCAAGTGCTCCAAAGCAGTCCGAACATTCCGAATTGACAAATTCAGCTGTTTTGCCAGCTGAGATTGGCTTGTAACCAGTTCTCCGGGGTGGATGGTGATGCCCTGCCACTGCTTTTCCTGCCAGTTGGCCGTGAGCAGCAGATGAAAGAACAGGCGGGCGGTGTTGGGTTCGGTATACCATTCCCAGTCGATCAGACCGCGGGGAAATGCTACGAAGCCGCGTGTTGTGTCGATGCCCACAGCCCGACCTCCTTTCGTGTGAAATGCCCGTATAGCCGGATAGCACAGCTTGCGAGGTCAGAACGGCAGGTCGTCGGCATCATCGTTGATGAGGTCATACTCGGCAGAGGGGGCTGCTTCGGGTGCAGCAGTGCTGCGCGGTGCGTAATCCGCAAGAGCTTCACCGGGGTACATCTGCGCACCCTGAAGGTCTGCCGGGTTTGCTGCCGGTTCTGCAGGTTCCGGCGGAGGGCCGGGCTGTGCCATCAGGTCGATCATCTGCTGCAGCCAGCGGAATGTCACCAGCCCGCCGGGCTGAACATCATCCGCGTCCACATCGTAGTAGATCTTGCCGTTATACTCCCGCTCTTTCAGCTTTTGAGCAAAAACCGTGACCTGATCGCCTTTCTGCAGCATGCCATCCCACTGGTCAATGCCGTGCCAGAGGTTCACGCCCACAAAGAAGCTCTGCCATTTGCCGGATTCATCCTGTGTGCGGCTGGCTTTCAGGTCGAATTTCAGCACCCGCTTCTGCCCGGCATCCCGGAGCACCGGGTCTTTGGCGATCTCGCCGTGCAGCATGATGCCGTTCTTGGTCTGGACGATCATGCATCATCACCGCCAAACGGATCATCGGCGTTTTCCTCTGCAGAGGGTGCATTCGGGGCAGGGATCAGGGTGCCTGCCGTCTTGCGGTGACGGTGGGAGCCTGCGTAAGGATCCAGCACCGGCAGATCTTCAGGCGGCACCTCGCGGGCGGTGCTTTCAGCGTCCACACGCACCTCGCTCTCATCGTACAGAGCGCCAAAGGTAGACGGGAACGCTTCACGAAGGGCGTGCACCAGCGCTACCTTGCGGATCATGGTGGCCTTTTTGCCGTTCCAGAGGGATTTGCCGGTGTCATACTCGCTGAGCTTGACTTCCTCATAGCTGGCGCGGGTGCGGTCCTTGCGGTAGACCTTTGCCCAGCCGCCGAGAAGGGTCTCGCCGCCGTCTCCATCATAGACGATAGATCCCTCACGGTTCAGCAGCTGGCCATCTGCGGTCAGAACGATTACGCCAGCTTCAAAGCCGTCAAAGTTGGGGTTGCGCTCGGCCATCTGCAGATAGCAGTTCTTGCCCAGCACGATGGTGCTGGCGGTGTCATCGTTCTTGTTGTCGTAGTGAATCAGGTAAGCCTCTTTGGTAAAGGGGTTCAGCTTGTACTGCTTGCAGGTCTCCAGAAAGATCTTGCACTCGGTGTCGGTGGCTTTGTCGCAAATAAAACGCCGTACTTCGTCAAAACTGACGACGAGGTGCTGGCCATCGGCAGCAGTGATCTCCACCGGAACGGACGGGGATGCGGCCTGCATAGCAGTGCTGCCTGCACGGTTGGCGTTCTGGACGGAACGGTTTGCCAGAGCCTGTGCATTGGAAACGGACGAAGTAGGTGCGGGTGCGCCGGAACGAGTAAGTGCCATAAGTAAATACCTCCAAAATTATTTGATAGAACCATAGCGGAAACCGCGCTCTGCGGCTCCCTGCTTGAACCATGCGATATCCTCGCGGGTGAACTCCACCCAGAAACGATACTGCTTGCGGGCAGGAGCTTCCGGCTGGGCAGGTACTGCAAAGCGCTGCAGCACTTCACAGTCCAGCCGTCCGGAAGCGGTGATAAAGGCGTTGCGTTGGGCGCTCTGTTCAGCTTCCGCCTTGAGCTGACGCTCTTCCTCGGTGGGAGGGATGATCACCGGTGCAGCTGCGCGGGCACGTTCTGCGGCCTGCCTTTCTGCTTCTGCGCGGCGCAGCTTTTCCCGGTTGTCCTGCAGGCGCAGGTGTTCGGCAAGCGCGGCGTTCAGATCCAGAACACGAAGATATCCCAGTTTGCAGGCTTCAGCATCTTCGCCGCAGGTGTCCTGAATGATTTTCAACTCTTTCCGCCGTGTTTCAACATCCCGGCGCAGCTCCCGGCTGGCCTTTGCCAGATCATAGGTCTTGTTCAGCCACTGGGACACAAGCAGGCGGTCAAAGGGGATAAGCTCCCGCAGTTCTCCGATGCAGTCGGCATAGACAGCCCGCAGCGCATCCTGCTTATCCTGCCTCTCGGCTTCCTCCACAGCCTTGACCTGCTGGTCAATGGCACCGGAGACAGCCTTGCACTGACCCTGCATCTGCTTGGCACTCTGCAAGAACTCTTCCAACGGCTTCATGTAAAAAGCCTTGGCGCTGCGGGCGGCATCGCTGAGCTGCTTGTCCAGCTTGTTCACGGCGGCGCGGTCAGCCTTGGCATCCTTGATGGTGTCCGGGGTGTAGACGCGGCCGGTGTAGGCGGCCAGCATTTCGGTCAGGTTCTGCTGCACCTCGGTCTCGTTCCACCGGATCGCGGGCAGTTCCGGGTGCTCCACCCGGACGGTCAATTCATTCGTCATTTTCGGGATCCTCCTGTTCTGCTTCCTGTTCGCGTGGCAAAAAGTAATAGTTGTCGGGCGGCTCAAGCGGCGGGCCGTAGCCGTCCAGTGCAAGATCATACATCGGGTTCATCAGCTGCACCTCCGTCATAATCTGCGGGCTGACGGCAGAGCAGGGAAGCTTCTTCCATGATGCTGTTCAGTGCGCCGCACAGGGTCTGGAAGGTGCTCTCCAGATCTTCACCGGTCAGGCGGGAATAGCTGCCTTTGCAGGTGTCCCATGCCGAACGGAACAGGCTGGCGCAGTAGTTGGCGGTCTCAAAATCGGCCTGTGTATTGTCATTGGCGCGGGCTTGGAGTGTGGCCAGCTGTTTGCGCAGGGCAGTGTTATCCTTGGCAAGTTCAGAATTCCGGGCATCTGCAAGGCCCCAGGCCTTTTCTGCTGCCAGACGGTCCAGTTCTTCCTCATCCCACTGGTGAGCCAGAGCTTTGGCCCGCCGGTCTACCTCTTCCTCATCCACCACGGCGGCGATGGGCTGCTTTTTCAGGGCCGCATTTTCTTCCTGCAGCTTGTCCGCCCGGAGCTTTGCCGCTTCGGCCACCTGCCGGGAGCCGGAAAGCTGGCCCTCGGCATTTTTGGCCCGGGCTTCGGCCTTGTCGGCACGGTCTTTTTCCTGTGAGACCTTCAGACCCAGCCGGTTGCAATCCTTGGCGGTGCTCAGCTGGTCAGCACGGGCCTTGTCCCGTTCGGATTCGGCCCGGTCGGCACGGGCTCGTTCCCGGTCTGCCTGGTTCATGGCCTCCACCCGGTCGGTGCGGAGCTGCTGGTTTTCCTTGAGCAGATCCTGATAGGCTTTGTTCGTGGTGACCTCACCGTTCTTGACCTTCTCCACCAGCTCCGGCGGGGCGCTGGGTTTTGCCACGGCGTACAGCAGGGTGGGCGGCAAGCTTTCCAGAATGGCCTGCTGCCGGGGGCTGCTGTCAGCCAGCAGTGCGGAGACTTGCAGCAGCCGGTAGGCGCTGTCTTTGGTGATGCCAATGTGCAGGCACCATGCACGGAAACTGTCCTCTCCACGGTTGCCGTGCTTCGAGTTGTCGCATTGTGCGACAACTCCGCACAGCTCATCGTGTGCCAGTGCAATGTTGTCACCCATGTAAACAAGACCCTTTTCGGCCAGTTTCTTGCCGTGA